ACCAATATGTAATTTCTAATGGAGAGAACTGCATATCGTAAGATAAATCAGAACTACCTTGTATCTGACAAAAGGCTCTAGCAACTTCTATTTGTAAGTTTGATTCCTTAAAAATTACTTGCTCTTGATCAAGTGCAATTTTACAGTAAAAATCAAGAGGCATTGGTATAACAAAAACATTTTTATAAAAGTCTGTTATAGCAGGGCAGTTAATATAAGGTTTTCCTATCTCATAGTAATTTAAATACCTGACTGGTTCTAATAGTATTGCTTTAGGTAATACCTGTGAGGTATAAGCATAATTTATTAACATTACTCTTGTAGAATACGAAAATTAAAAGCTAGTGTAATCCTTTGATGGTTTGCCTCTCCACAAGGGCTAACAGAATGAGGCAGCTCTCCTTTAAAAAAAATCATACGTCTTTCTACTGGTACGAAATTAAATTTATCAGGTATTAACGCAGGAACTAAATGATGAAAATTTGTAGTTGCTTTTTCACAACAAACTTTGTGATAATAAACTACTGACCACTCTTCAAAAGAATGAACATGTACGTAATTAAAATCATTACCTGAATTTATATTTAACCAAAAGGTGTTCAATTGTGCCTTTTTACCAATGGTTGCAAAACTATCTAATGCAAATTGTAATAAATCATTAAAACCAAAAGTAATAAAATTGCTTTGATATCCTCCTGCATTACTAATTTTTCTACCCTTATCAAAAGTTAAAATATGATCTATGTGTGATTGTATGACGTTAGCATCACCTTTATAATCATTATAAAAAACTGATTCTTTGTAAACTACTTGTTCAATCATTATCCGTTTTTTGTTTAAATAATGAGCCTACATGTCCTTTAAATGCCCTATTACCAAAATGTGTTAGAGGCATAGCTATATCAGCCCATATATCTCCTCCACATTCTTGCCATAATCTTGAAAAATAATAATCCTCTGATAGATATCTTTTTTTACCTGCTGTTTCATATACACCTGCACAGAATAAATCATAACAATTGTCAGAGCTATAAGACTCACCATTTACAATTTGATCTGAATCATATTTACGTTCTGGAAATTTTTTCATCATGGTTGTAAAAACTTCTCTCTTTACAAGCATCATACCTGTAGCTGCTTCTTGCACCTTGCAAAAACCATGCTCCATTTTAACATTTAATGGATCATCAAAATTAAGATTATAGCCTAAAGACTTTACTTCAAGTTCTTCAGCATCAGCATTAGGATTTTCTTGTAAAGCTTGTTTTATTTTATCAAAATAAATATGTTTACGAGGATAAATACCACACACAACATCTTTATCAAAAGAAAGCAATCTTTCAATATTTTGAGCCTGAAACCCTATGTCAGAATCAATAAACAATAAGTGAGTAGCAACAAAATCTTTATGGTCCATCATCATGGAAACAACTGTATTTCTTGCTCGGGTGATCAAACTCTCATTACCCATTGTTTGTATACGCATTCCTACATTATTAGCCATTGTCCATTGTTGTAATTGTAGTAAGCCATGCATTGTGTTTTCTGTAAGCATACCTCCGTACATAGGCATTCCTAAAAAAATTCTAAAGTTTTTGTTTTTTAATTCTTCTTTATTAAGCATTTAATTCTCCTAACCATTTTACTGATATTCTAGCGATATGTGGTTGAGTAAAAGCATTAGCTCTGTGTTTATCACTAGCTGTTATTGCTATAACCCTACCATATTTATAAGGGACAGTAAAATTCATAGTTTCATTTATAAATTCACCACCAATATCTTCAACAATCTCATTACTTAACATTAATATATAAGCTATTTGATCATCTCTTCCATCTGTGTGAAAACTACCATCCATACCTTTAAATTGTAGATTCGTATCACATTCCATTAATCGTAAATCTTTATTTAATCTTTGATTAATAGCCTTAAAAGCATTTATAAAATTATTAGATAGATTTCTATTTGAATTGTATCTTATATCGTCTTCACTAAGTCTATGAAAAAAATAATCACCTAATAATCTGTGTGAGCCTCTTTCTTGATAAGGCCAAGAATTTCTATTAGCAACATTTTGTGCATACCAGGGAGCTTTAATTAACTCACTTGCTATTTCATCTAAATATTTTTTATCAAAAATATCATCACAATAATCAATCATTATTACCTATAACCAATGTTAGGTCTTTTATCAAACGCCCACTCTGGATGATAAGGACCATCCTCATCAATATAGTGAAGAAAAGCTTGTGCACAATGATCTCCATTAAATTTGTTTCTCCAATGTATTAACTCCTCGCCCATATAAACTACACCATCTCCTGGTTTTAAAGTAACTGAAGTAAGTAAACTATATCCATCGTTAAGATTTCTATCTTTGTTAAACTGACCAAAACTAATTGCCCAAGGATCTCCACCAAAATTAATAGTTACTGAGTATTGACAAGAAGGTCTATCAGTATGCGGAGGTAATTCATCACCTCTGCTATAAACTCTTGTGTAAGTGTAGGTAGGACATAGTTTTTTTTGAGTTATAAAACTTAATTTTTCACACAGTACACTTGATAAAGTCTCAGTGCTTAAGTCTGCATAACAGTATCTTAGATAATCCATTCTTGGTTTTTTAGTATCTTGACTAAAATCAACATTAGTACAAGATTTTAAAATTAAATAATTATATATAAAATTAGTAAGCTCCCCACTTATCATTTGTGGTACATATACATATTTGTTTTGTTTAAAAAAAGCTACTGGGTCCATATTATTAAAACTTTTCTTTCTCCCTCTGTAACAGGAGCAACCTTATGAGGATACATAAAATTTGAGGGAAACATTATTGCATCTCCTTTGTCTAATTTAACACCCTTCATATGATTTTGAACGAAAAGTTCTCCCCCTTCATATTCGTCAACAGAATTTAATCCGACTATAATAGTTAAAATTCTAGGATGTTTTTTCACATAATCAGTATGATAATCATAATGACCTCTCATTTTTGAATCATAATACAAAAATTGAAAGTAATTATCTCTTGAATGATAAAAACTACATACACTTTCCCTATATGAGTCTTCTAAAGATGAAGTAAATTTTTTTAAATCATTGAATATAAATCTTCTGGACACAGAAGAACCTATGTCATCTTCGAAAAGTCCGTTTACTTTCACCGATCTAATATTTTGATTCTCACCATTAGAAACAGCACCATTTTCAAAAGCATCAACATTAGAGTAAATCTCTTCGTTAATTAATTTAATCAAAGGTTCCTTCATCACCTTTTTAATTGTGATGGAGTAATCTAATACCGAACTTTTAAGATTAAGCACTTAAGATGTTATTTTTTGCAGTGGTAGCAGCTGATACGGCAGTGGTTTGAGCAGAAGCTTGAGCATTGGCTAAGTCTGATCCATATGTTTCAGAACTTGAATCAAGATTTGCTACAGCATTATCAAACTCTGTTTGATAAGTTGAATTGTAGGTTTCTTCATATGCCTTTGCACCATTCCATCTTGTGACCATAGTGTTTGCCCAAGCAGGTATATCAGATGGGCCAATATCTTGATTAGGCCCTGTTCCGTCAAACTCTATCCAACCAGAATTTGTTGCTGGTTTATATTGTAAAGCGTGAACATTATCTGGAACAATATCAGCACCGTTTATATTTAAATAAGCAGTACCATCAATTAATACATCTACTTCGGTATCGCCTGAATATTCTTTAGGCCCATTATTAGGGTTTTCTCTATTTACATCAGCATCGTTAATAATAGTAAGTCGATTATTTATTGTTACGTTGTTTATTGTTATTGGCATTTTTTTTAGTCCTTTTTACCTTTCTTTTTGTATCATTTTTTTTATTAGATAGCAATGCAATATCTTCAGTAACATCCTCTCCATTTGCAAGAGCATCTTGACTGGCAGAAATATTGCCCCAAATACTACCATTTTCTTTGTTACCTTCTTCTTTCTTTTTTTGTGTTTCCACTAAAGCTAAGGTAACCATATTTGCCTTAACCATTTCATTACGAAAAGACTCTATAGAAGCGTTTGTTTGTACTTGTTTTCCTGAATTTTCAACTAAAAGTAACGGGAGCCACGCTATTGAACATCCCCATTCTTGTACGTTTTGACCTGTCTGAGGATTTTTTCCCTGTAACATATTATACCAGATACACTGATGTTTTATGCATTTTTTATTTAAAAGAGGGCACTTTCCGTCTGGATCGAATATTGGCATTTATTACTTTAAAATTATCACTAGTCTTTGGAACATGCAATTACATTTGCAAATTTTAAATCCATATTGGACACTGCTAAAGCAGTGGTAGCACTTGCACTTCCACCAAGAGTTCCACCTGTAACTGGGTGACTATGAGAACCACCTCCACCAGTGCTACTAGACTGAACATTACCACCACGTGATACATCAAAAAAGTTTCTTTGTCCTACTAATTGTGGTTGATTATAATCTGTATGAGTATGAGTAGGCATTGCAGGAGCACCAATACTAGTGGCTCCCAAAGACATACCAGAGGTGTCTGTTGTGGCACCACTTACATCGTCAAAAGTAAAAGCTCCGGAAGCAGTATTTTTAGAATTATTAAATACAGTTGCAAAACTATCTGCTCCGCCTGTTCCAGCACCTGTTCCTGTTACCACTCTCAAAGTAGTAGTGTTTATTGAAGCATCAGTATTTTGAGTCCATCCACTAGGAGCTGCACCTTGAAAAAATAAAGCGGTTGTACCAGAAGGAATACTTGATACCCCAGTCAAAGCAGCTCCATTTCCAGAATATGTGGTTGCATCAACAGTTCCGTTTGCTGCCGTAAACACGGCACCATTTACAGTTAATGAATTTTTAATACTTAAGTTACCTAAAGAGTTTGCAAAAAGATCTACAACCTCATCTCCATTCTTACAATATAATATTGTATGAGAACCTTGAACAATTTCAACACTGTTTGAAGCATGCCCAGTGGGTGCTATATCTAAGGTAAAAGAACCTGCGGTATTATTGAATATATAATAATAGTTTTCTACTGCAGGAATAAAAACTTTAATGTTTCCTGTTAAAGTTCCTGTGAGTTCTATAACTTTATTTGAAGCCTCAGCGGTTGGATCAGCATTATTTGATGTTAATGTAACATCTGCTGAACCTGCTACTGATTTAGCTAAATACCCTGCTGAAAAAGCATCAACCGTTTCTAGGTTATTGTTTGTGTTATTGCCCCAGGTGTTTGCATTTGCTCCTGTTTGTTGGAGCTCTAATTTATAACTGCTTGAATAATTACTTGTCATGTTTTAATCCTTTGTTGCTACTATACTATCTACACGTTTTAAGTCCATAGTAGGTACTGATAAAGATAGATCAGCAGATATTGTTCCACTCAAAGCAACACCTGTTAAAGGGTGACCATGAGCACCTGATCCACCTGCACCGCCTGAATTTCTAACAGCCACAGTTCTACCACCTTGTCCGTTAATTTGAGGTCCCCTTTGATCTCCATAAGGAGATGGCTCAGGGTTAGCTACCAGAACTG